ACATTCCAGAAACTACAGCCAAAAAAAAAGCAAGCACTTAGGCTTGCTTTATAATTCATCAGCTGGGTTCTTACCAGACTTTAATGCGTTGTACTTGTTTATGACTTCTACAGCAGTTTTTCTTTCCATGTTACTCATTAACTGAGCGTCTTGCCAACTAATGCTCCCTCCGCTGTACACTGCTATCTCAATCAGGCTTTTTTCTAAATCGTCGGCTTCCTTCTTGAGTTTGTTAAGCAGTTCAACTATCTGCTCTGGAGTGCCTGTTGCTAGGAAGCTGTGAAAAAATTTACAGGGTCAAAGCCAATCTCTTTCTCAAACTCATGTTCACAACTCTCACATGCCATTAACATGGTTTTGTTGACACCCAAGTCGTTTACTGTTTTGATGCTTTCTTCAATCTGCTTGCCCACACTACTTTCACAATTCTCCAGGAACTCACGGATTTGTGTACGATCAGTAACAACAAACTCCTCGCCTTCGGGATCTTTGCCTCTGACACTAGCAACACTATCCACAATGAGATCAAAGTTTAATGCAGCAATCTGTAGGAAATTTTTGTTGAATGCTTTTAGTTGCTCTAGTTCATCCTCAATACTTGCTAAACTTTGCAGACTGCGTGTGCTCTGGAAGTTTGCAATACCAGCCTTGACTGTGCTTTCGTATGTGTAAGGCCTGATTTCTAATTCTAGTCCAGTAGCAGTATCAAATCGATATGATTCGTCTAGCAAGACCATTGTGCTCAGGGCAGATTCTATACTAGCAATGCCACTAACTGGTTCCTTACATTCAGGACATTCACCGCTAACTTCGATGTCATCTCCTGATGTAGCACCTTGTATAGCAATTAGCAATGTGTCTACATCATTACTGATCAGCGATCTAGGTAACTTAACTGCTGGTACACAACTTGCAATTACTGATGCAACTGCTTCACCATTGAGCAATGCATCTGGGTTTTTCATGATCATTTCATCTTTTGCAGTCATGGGAAACACTGGTAATTCACCAGTTTCCGGCCATTCTATTACACCATCATTGTAAAATTTACCCTGTGTTGGTAACTGTGTGTACAGCTTTGGTGCACGATAGAAACCAGCCAATGGGTTGTTTTTGTTTGACATTTAAAACTCCTGTTAATAAATAGGATAAATATCATAAAGAGTGATTTTACCCAACGTGGTATTTATCACCATAAAAACAGTGGTTAACGAGATATTGAATGGCAGACATCACCTTACCAGATGGTAGCAGAATACCAGAGTATGCATTAGAAAGCACCCAAGCAGAAATCATGAAATTGATTTTAAGCCAGGTCAAGGCTGATGAAAAATCCTTCAAGCTATATACCAAACTAGTAGAAAACTCTGCAGAGCAACTCAAGGATAACGACAACCTACAAGATTTACAGGATGAGCAAGTTGAAGCACTCAAGGGCATACGCAAAGATGCCAAAACAGGAGCAAACTTACTGGGCTCTGGTATAAACTTTATCTCAGACAAACTAGTCAAAATGGGCACACTTGGTGTAAGTGCAGCTATTACTGCATTTTCCACTATCGCCAAAAGCACATATAACCTGGGAGACACTATTGCAAGTATTGCAAATGTAGGCTTGGCATTTGACGATGTAAACGGCAACACAGTATCTGCAATAACAAGTCTAAACAGGTTGGGATTGAGTTCCAAGGAAGCAGCAGAACTAATGGCAGGAAGTGCAGGCGCGATTGCACAAATGGGCAAACAGGGCTTTACTGAGTTTACATCGGCTGCTGCAAGGATGACAAACAGCGGTGCTGAATTTGGTCTCACCATGAGTGAATTAGCAGGTATTGCTTCAGATGACCTGGATATCAGACGCAGACTGGGTATACTGGATCAACTAAACGCCACAAGCGCAGCCAAACGTAGTACAGATTTATATAGCCAACAGTTAAAGGCTACCAGCATATTGGGTAAAAGCATTGATGCTATTCAGGATGCAGCCAACTTGAACATGGACAACAATGCTGAAATGGCATTGAGAATACAAAGTATTGCTTCCAAATTCAATCCAGGTATCGCAGACGGCTTTATTAAAAGCCTACAAACGTTCCAGGGCAATCTGGCGGCCAGTGGACTAAGTGAAGATATTATTGCCAGCATTGGTAATGAAATTGGCGCCAGTGTGGCGTTTGCAAGTGAACAAGGACAAGAATTGTTTGCCACCCTATCTTATGTGGGTGACAGATTCGACAGTGGACTAACCACAAGTATTCAAAAGATGAACGAACTAGCCAAAACCAATCCAGAAAAAGTTGGTGCGGAAATGGCAAATTTCCAGAATCAGCTGATGAGCACTGCCAGCAAAATGTCAGATGTGGAGTTTGAAGAACTCAGCCAGATGTTATTGAGTGGCGGCATGGGCGAGATGGGCAAACAGTTTGCACTAAGCATTGGTGAAATGCGGATAGCCAGCAAAAAGTTCGGAGATGACACAGCCAAACAACTTAGTACATTAGCCCAAGGTAGTAAAACATTTGACAATGCCATGAATCAAATGAGTGGCGGACTATCAGGTATACTCAACGACATATCTGGTGCATTGGGTCCAACAGTGGGCAGTTTAGCCAGTGCGTTTGAGGATGTCATTGACGAGAATGGCAAAGTAGCAAAAGATGGCATGGGAATCAGCACCGCATTCAAGATAGCTATGACTGATATTAGCGGAGCACTATCGCCAATATTTGGTGATCTAGGCGAAGATGGCAAAAATTTAGGTGACGCCCTGCGTGAATATGTGGTGCCAGCTCTACAGGAATTTGGAGCTTGGTTCAAAGAGGGCGGAGCACAAAAAATCAAAGACGCCCTGATTACATTCAAAGACTTGGTGGTTGGTATCACTGCCCCATTCAGAGGATTGTTTAATTTACTCACAGGTGATCTGGAAGGCGCAAAAAATTCAATGATGGGAGCGTTTGACAGTCTTGGAGGAAAAATTGGTTTAGCTGTTGGTGGGTTTGTGTTACTAAACAAAACATTGGCTGCTGCCAGTGCCGGTAACGGCATCGTCAGTAAAGTTATGGGACTATTCGGCAAAGGCGGTGGTGGTGCTGGTGGTGGCGTTGGCGAAACTGTGGGAAAAGCAGGCGGTGGCGCCCTAGGCGGGATTGGCAAAGGCATTGGTGCGCTGGGTAAAGGCATAGGCAAAGGCATTGGTGGCGTTTTCAAAGGACTGGCCATAGGAATTGGAGCATTTGCAAATCCCAAAATCCTAATAGGTGCAGGTATACTAGCAGGATCGATTTTGTTAATTGGCGGAGCAGTTGCTGGTGCCACCTGGATGATGGGCAAAGCATTACCCACTATGGCCGAAGGACTGGAAGCATTTGAAAACATTAACGGTAATAACCTGATCGATGTAGGCTTAGGTATGCTTGCTGTGGGTGGCGGTATTGCAGCCATGGGCGCAGGTAATGTAATAGGCGCAGTGGGTAACCTGGTTGGCGGAGCATTTGACAAGCTAAACGATTTGTTGGGTGGTCCCAGCATCATGGACAGAGTGGCAGAGTTTGCCAAGTGGAATATTGATGTTGGCCGTGTAGAAAATAACTCGCACGCTCTGGTGGCTTATGGCAGAGGCATGGGGGCGTTGGGCGCAGCTCAAGGACTAGCTGGTATTGGTAATTACATCAGTTTCATATCGGATTCGCTAGTCAGTCTGCTGGGTGGCGACACTCCACTGGAAAAAGTACAAAAGTTCAGCGAAATGAAGTTCAATAAAGAAGGAATTAACGACGCAGCAGATGCCATATTTTTATACAGTGTGGCTATGTCTAGATTAGCTGATGTTGGGATTCCCGGAGCAACCCTTTCTGGATTAATCAGTGACTTAGGACAGGGACTACTAGCGTATTTTGGTGCAGAAAGTCCATTAGACAAACTGAAAGCATTTGGTGAATATGGACTGAATGCGCCTGCAATAGTAGCAAATGCCAGAGCTATAATAGTATACGCCACAGCAATGAGTGCACTTAAGGGTGTAGACGTTAAAGACATAGATCGAGCCACTTCTGGGCTATTGAGTGACCGCAGCATGGCGGCATACGAACGCCTTAAAGCGTTCAGCGAAATGGACATTGGTGCATGGGCACTAATGGACCAAGGCCGGGGTATTGACTGGTTTAGTAAAAGTATGCAAAGTCTTGCAGAAGTAGACGCTGATGCGGCTGTGACAGCAATTGAAAAGCTAGCAAAAGCCTACGGTAGCTTTAGTATGTTAAATCCAGAGAAACTGGTTGCTGTGGCTGAAGGCATGGCAGCTATCAATGATAACGCACAACAAGGGGTATCTCTCGGCAGTATGGATATGGGCGTAGCAATATCCACTGGACTAGCAGATCTAAAAGCATCCAAAACCACACTAAACACAAAAATGGGCAAAAGCCCAACAACAACTGGTTTGGGTGATCTCAAAGCAGACACAACTAATCCAACACCTAGTCCCCAGATAATTTCATCACCAGTGATACGTTCTGAGGAGGCTCGCAAAGATGCCAAGCCTACTGATAAAGAACTGCCAACCGAAACATTGGAATCGTTGATAAGGAAAACCAACGTCAAGTTAGATTCCTTGATTACTGAAACTCAGCGTAACCGCTAAACCACGATAACAATTTAATATAGATAAATCTGATAAATAGTTGCATATAACTAGGTTTGAGACATCATATGAGTTGGAGAAAACACTTTACACCGGTAGACAATAGTGGTTTACCAATTAATGTACAGGGAAACATACCTGAGGGTGGTCCTGGAGCGGCGAGCAGTCGTTTTGAAAGCTGGTTACCTGAAGTGTATGCTGGATCACCAAATCGTCTGCTTAGATACATGCAGTATGATAGCATGGATGCAGATACTGAAATTAACACAGCATTAGACACTATTGCTGAATTTGGTACACAAGAAGACGAATACAGTGGTTTACCATTTAGTGTAAACTATACAGAAGATCCTAGCGACACTGAGAGTAAAATCATTACTAAAACACTTACTCAGTGGTGTAGTTTGAACCAACTTTATAAGAGAGCATTCAGAATTTTCCGTAATACTGTCAAATACGGAGACCAAATTTTCATTCGAGATCCAGAAACATATGAATTGTACTGGGTAGATCCTGCAAACATTGAAAAGGTTATTGTAAACGAAAGCGAAGGCAAAAAGATAGAGCAATACTTTATCAAAAACCTAGATCCAATCATGAGTGAAAAGGTTGCTACGCAAGTTTCGTCAATACATTCCATGCCGTTTGGCACAGGACATGGCATGGCAGGAATCATGTCACCAACTAATAACACTGCTGGTGGACACGTACCAGGTGCTATGGAAGGAGCAGATCAAGGTTTGCCAGTTGATGCCAAACACATTGTCCATATCAGTTTAACTGAAGGAATGGATACTGCATGGCCATTTGGCATTAGTATACTAGAGCCTGTCTTTAAAACCTTCAAGCAAAAAGAGTTACTGGAAGACAGCATTTTGATTTACCGTGTACACCGCGCACCAGAAAGACGTGTGTTCTTTATTGACGTTGGCAACATGCCACCACATAAAGCTCGTCAATATCTGGAGCAAGTAAAGTATGAAGTACAACAAAAGCGCATTCCAGGTAAAAATAGTAAAGGCCAAAGTGTTGCTGACAGCAGCTATAACCCCATGAGTATGCTGGAAGATTACTTCTTTGCACAAACAGCAGAGGGCAGAGGTAGTAAAGTTGACACACTACCAGGCGGTGAAAACCTTGGCCAGATAGATGATTTACGGTACTTTAACAACAAACTTCTACGTGGTTTGAGGGTACCCAGTAGTTACTTGCCAACTGGACCAGAAGACGGTTCCGCAGTGTACAATGATGGCAAAGTAGGCGTAGCATATATTCAAGAGTTTCGTTTTGCCAAATACGTTGAAAGACTGCAGAAGCAAATACAAGAAGACTTGGACAAAGAATTTAAGATGTTCCTGAAGTACCGTGGCATTGATTTAGATAGTGGCACATTCTTCTTGGAATTTAACAAACCAATGAACTTTAGTAGTTACAGAGATATACAATTAGACTCAGAACGAGCATCATTGTATGGACAACTTGCTGGAGTACCATACTTGAGTAATCAATTTACGCTCAAGAAGTATCTGGGTCTTAACGAAGATGAGATACGAGAAAATGAAGAGCTATGGCGTCAGGAAAATGATGCGGCTCTGAGCGACATTGTGTCAACAGATACAGCAGCTGGACTAAATACCATGGGTATTAGACCTGAATCAGAGGGTGCACTAGATTTAGATGCTGAGCCAGATTTGGGCGATATTGAACCAACCCTGGATACGGATGTGGCTCCCACAGCGCCACAAGCACCAGTAAGCCCAACAGGAGGGGAGTTATGAGACTAGATGAATTTTATAGTCCTGAAGATGATCAGCATGCTCAGCGTAAAGAAACTGACACTCGTAAAAGTAAATTGCGTTTACGTGAACTGAATAAGTTACGTAAGTACAGAGAAATTAAAAATTTAGAAAAAATTGAGCATGATAAGTTCGCTAGAACTATGTATGCACAACCTACTTCAGATAATACTGGTATATAACTACTAAATAGTTTTACTAAATAATATTACCAAATCTTGCCAAATGAGCTCGTTTGAGCCCATTTCCACTATATCCCCAGGCTTCGTCTATAAGTATATGTAAGGAAAATATTTTAAATAAATATCTTTCTGAAATTTTACTAGAGCAACTTATGGAGGCCACAATGTCAAGAGCAAACCTAGAACAAATTCTTGAACTCCTTCTAGCTGAAGAAAACGAAAAAGCTGAAGAAGCACTGCATGAATATGTAGTATCTAAAGCACGTGCAGAGTATGAAAAAGTACTCGACGAAAGTGAAGAAGAAGCTGAAGAAGTAGAAGAAGCTGTTGAAGAAGAAGAAGTGACTGAAGTTATCGATCAAAGTAATGACTTTGAAGATGCTATCACTTCAGACGAAGAAGAAGTCCACGCCGAAGAAATTGGCGAAGATGACGACGAAGAAGAAGATGAACTGGATATGGAGCCAATGGGCGACATGGACATGGAAATGGACAGCGAAGAAGCTGGCGAAGACGATATCGAAGATAAAGTCGACGAGCTAGAATCAGAGCTAGAAGATCTTCGTGCAGAATTTGAAAAGCTACTAGCTGACACCGACGAAGACGGTGACGGCGATCATGATATGGATGATCATGAAGCTGAAGAAGAAGTTATGGACTCAGTAGAGTACTCATACGATCTTGGCGAAGCTGAAGAAGCAGATTCTGAAGAAATTGAAGAAGCAACTAAATTGTCAGACGGTGTTGCACGTCAACCACTAGATGGCAAGCAAGTTGAAGCAGACAGCAGCGAATCACCATATTCAAAAGCACCTAAGCACACATCAGTAGCAAGTCAGGGTTCACCTGTTAAAGCTAAAGATGGCGGCGAAGGTAAAAAAGGTGAAGCAGCTAAAGATCACACACCTACAGACAACATCAAAGTTGCGCCAAAGAAGGCATAAGGTAGGGGTAGCATATTATGGCACGTAAACTATACGAATACATGAGTCCAGAAGCTGCACGAGTGCAGATCATGGAGTCAGATGATGGCAAGGACTTGTTTATGCAAGGACTTTTCATTCAAGGCGATGTTGAGAATCAAAACGGTAGGGTTTACCCTAGAGAAGAGATTCAACGTGCTGTGGAGAGTGTTAATTCTCGACTAGGTAAAGGTGAAACTGTACTTGGCGAGCTTGACCATCCTGAAGAGCTACAAATTAACTTAGATCGTGTGAGCCATATTATCACAGATATGCACTGTGATGATGCAAATGGCATGGGTAAGCTAAAAATCATAGACACACCTATGGGTAACATTGCACGTAGCTTGTTAAAAGCTGGTGCAAAACTGGGCGTAAGTAGTCGTGGTAGCGGTAACGTTAACGGAAGTGGTAAAGTTTCGGATTTCGATATTGTCACAGTCGACATTGTGGCCCAGCCCAGTGCTCCAGATGCATATCCAAAGACAATTTATGAAAGTTTATTTAACATGCGTGGCGGTGCTGTGTTGTATGACACAGCCAGCGCAATGACACACGACAAAACCGCAGAAAAACACTTGATGAAGCAGATTACCTCATTCATCAACGAACTTAAGAAGTAGGAGACTACGATGGCAGGTACATTTAACGAACTACTTGAAGGTGCAGGATTATCGGAAGATGTCCGTAGCACTATTCAAGAAGCCTGGGACGGCCGTCTTTCAGAAGCTCGTGAAGAATTAACAGCAGAACTTCGTGAGGAGTTTGCTCAACGTTATGACCACGATAAAGGTCTCATTGTGGAAGCAATGGACAATTTTATCAGTACTAAAGTTGAAGCTGAAATTCAAGAACTAGCAGAAGACAAGAAGGCGTTAGCAGAGCAACAAGTTAAGTATCGTAGAGCTATTAGTGAACATGCAAAACTTCTTGACTCCTTTGTAACTAAAATGGTTGCTAAAGAAGTACAAGAGTTACGTGCAGACCGTGGTCGTGTAGCAGAGCACGTAAGCAAGCTCGATGAGTTTGTGAGCGAGCAATTAGCTGAAGAGCTAAAAGAGTTCCACGAAGACAAGAAAGCACTAGTTGAGCAAAAAGTCAAAATGGTACGTGAAGGCAAGCGTGAGCTTGCTGAAGCTAAGAAGAACTTCATCCAGAAAGCTGCTAATACAGTTGAAGGGACTATTAACAAAGTTATTAGTGAAGAAGTCAAATCTTTCCGTGATGACATCACATCAGCTCGCGAGAATGACTTTGGTCGTCGTATTTTCGAAGCGTTCGCAACAGAGTATAACACATCATACTTGAACGAAGCTAAGGAAATTCACGCCGTACAAAAACAAATGGCCGACATGGCAAAAGCTCTTAAAGAAGCACAGGCAAGCATTGCTGAGCGAGATGACGCAACTAAACTAGTTGAGTCTAAGTTAAGAGTGGCAGAAGACCGTTACGCACGTAATGAAAAGCTAAACAGTCTACTTGCCCCACTAGGCAAAGAGAAGAAAGCAGTAATGCAAGATTTACTTGAAAGTGTTAAGACAGAGAACTTGGATAAGCAATTTGACAAGTATCTACCATCAGTACTTGATGGCGAGACACCAAGAGCGAAGAAGGCACTCACAGAATCAGTAGTTAAAGAACACACTGGTAACAAGCAGGCACCTGCGAAAGCAGAGGCCATTGACAACACGGAAAGTGTTGTAGAGATCGACACGATCCGTAAATTAGCCGGACTTTCAAAATAATAGGAGAAACAAATGGCAAATCTATTTGAAAGCAACTGGTCAGCAACCAAAGATGCACTTATGGAAGGTCTAAACGGCCAACGTAAGAAAACCATGGATGTTGTCCTCGAGAATGCAAAAACGCAATTGTCAGAGGCCGCTTCCACTGGTGCAACAGGTGCTGGTTCAGTAGCAACATTAAACAAGGTAATGTTACCTTTAATTCGTCGCGTAATGCCTAGCGTTATTGCAAACGAACTAGTAGGCGTACAGCCTATGACAGGCCCAGTAGGTCAAATCCACACTCTACGTGTACGTTATGCAGATACAGCTGCTGGCGTTACTGCAGGCACTGAAGCCCTAAGCCCATTCGCACTAGCACAAAGCTACTCAGGTTCACCTGACGCTACTGCTGCTGCTGAAGGTACTGCGGGTAACAAAATGAGCATCCAGATCTTGAAAGAGACTGTGGAAGCTAAAACTCGTCGCCTAAGCGCACGTTGGACATTCGAAGCTGCACAAGATGCAGACGCAATGCACGGCGTTGACGTTGAGAGCGAAATCATGGCAGCACTTGCTCAGGAAATCGTTGTTGAAATCGATCAGGAAATCATCGGTTCACTTCGTGCACTAGCAGGCGCAGGCACTCCACTAGACTTTGGCGCATTAAGCGGCCAGAGTGTATATGTTGGTGACCGTCATGCAGCACTAGCTATTGAGATCAACAGAGCAGCTAACCGTATCGCAGCACGTACACGTCGCGGTGCAGGTAACTACGTTGTTGTTTCTCCAGAAGCACTAACAGTTCTACAATCTGCAAGCAC